CTAGTGTTATCGCAGTCAGTAACAAGCGCATACGTGATTCTATGCAGCGATCAAACTACATAACTACTACGGATGATAAGAAAGCCCTAGCCCTAGTGAAGAAATGGTTTTACCCTGAGTCAACGGTAGAGAGAATATCACAGGCTAAAGAGGCAGCACAGCAAGTTGTGTATGACGTGGTGCGTGAGAAGAAGCGAGAGCAGAGCCAACACGACATACATATACGAGAAGCGGTGAAGGAGTTTATCAATACACCCGAGGGTTCCGCTGCGTTTACAGAATATGTAATTCGAGTCAATGACCCTGATGTGGTATTGGCTATGCAAGAGAACGGAAGGCTGATGGAGGAGAGTGCCACTATCGAAGACATCCGAAGTCGTCTAATGGACGGGAATGGAGAGACAGCGTTGATTATTGTAGATCAGGGTAAGTACTTAGTAAAAATTCTTGAAGATGTACAACTTTACGACGATACTACGCTCCCTTTCGACATGCGTGGAAAGCTAGGTATGTTGAAGTTAGTGCAGCCACGACAGTTTGTATCTAGCGTAGGTTGCCGAGTGAACAACGAAGTGTTTGTTATTGTTATAAATAAAGAAGGAGAAACAAATGAGTGAAGCTAATGGGATTGAATTTCCCGGTATGGACACCAAGGAAGAAGCTAAAGCTGTACAGGCTAAGGTAGAGTTAGTGATGAGCATGTGTGGTAGAGACCCCGGCATGAAGCTGGCGGTGCTTAGCTATGCGTTAGTGTTCACCTCGCTTGAGGCCGAAGTTACATTCGCTAGCTTGATAAAGAACCTTGCAGACATATATGACGTGCAGTACCAACAAGGAGAAGAGGAATGAACAACGAACAGATTGAAAAAAGAGTCCAAGAAAAAATTGACGACATGATTGAATACGAAACGCCAAGCGTGTTCGACAGACTGTGGGACGGCTTCATAGAGATTATGACGATGCTGGGCATGGTAGCTACCGTTGCTTTCATTGCAGGGTATGTCATCTACAAGCAGCCATCGAGCGTAGTGCAGTGCCAGCCTACCAAGGTAGTACTAGCGAAAGGAATTTTCAAATGAACGATATACCAGCATTCCCACATACATGGCTTGACCCGCAACTAAGATCAAGCGTTGTTGCAAAAGGCATGACCCTGCGTGATTACTTTGCAGCCAAGGCTATGCAGGGATTTTTAACTGGAGACTACGACTTGTACGCACATGAAGTGGTACAAAGAGCTTACGAAATGGCAGACGCAATGATGAAAGCGAGGGAGACATGAACCACTTAAAGAACACATGGGAATGGTTGAAAGACCACTACACGATGCCGACACCTGCGGAACTCGTGGCAGAAGAATTGGTGAATGCACAGCGTAGCAAGTTGCGCCATCAAACGGCACAGGAGTACCACGCAGCCATCGTTGCCTACAACGTGGCACGGATTAAACGCCTTGAGGGGTTAACCGCAAAGCAGGAGGTGGTGGAATGAAAGAAGCATTGAAACTTGCGCTTGAGGCGTTGCATGGATTTATTCCATATCTTCCGTTGGCAGACGACGACCAATGCGAAAAGTATGACAAAGCCATCACCGCCATTGAAGCAGCCTTGACACAGCCAGCACAAGAGCCTGTGGGTGTCTTTTGCGAGGATGATGATATTGGTTATGTTCGCCTAATTCCTCACCAGCAAATGAAGTTGAAGGCATGGGACAAGCTCTACACCACCCCGCAACAACGCCTTTGGGTGGGGCTGACGCATCAGGAGATATCTAATGAGGTAATTTCTGACGAGCCAGATTTTGTACAGGGATTCGTTCAAGGCGCACGGTGGGCAGACGCCCTACTCGAGGACAAAAACACATGAAAGACGATAAATTAAAACCGCGCACTGTTCTCACAAGTGCGGGATACATTGCAGACGAAGACGATGACATCCAAGTCTACCAACGCCCTTGGGTGGGGCTGACGGAGGCGCAATTCTTGGAGGCTGTACGGCTTGCCGAGAATGGTAATTATTTAGTTGCATTTGTTCGCATTCAAGAATGGCTAAAGGAGGGAAACGCATGAACTGGGAACTTGAAAAAAAAGAACGTGCGCTGTTTGAAGCCGCCCTTAAAAATGCAATTGCGTGGCAAAACAGGTGCGTTGAATTGTATGAAATTATTGAAATGCTTTGCTTAGATGCAGAAACCAGACTCAAGGAGAAAAACACATGACATGGCCTTTCCCACCAGCCACCGGAGCCGTTCCTTGGACTAAGCAACAAGAGAAGGCATACCAACAACAGAAGCAAGAACAACGGCCTAGTGCGCCGTTTTGAGGAGAACACATGAAACTAGCAGCAGGAAACCCGAACCTAAAGAATAGGTACAAGCATTTTGGTAATGGCCCACTTCTTATTGAGCGTACTGAAGATATGGCAAAGCCGAGAACTTTTAATCACATGAAGGATGGGCAGGTGTATGTGCCTGAGAATAGCGAACCAGTACGACCCGGTGCTATGGATGCGTTGAAGATTAAAAGCTACGGATACAGCACATAGGAGATAGTATGTTTACACAGCACCATAAGACTCAGTTAAAAGATTTAGTTAGACCAAAGATTGGTGACTTCTACCAAGGAACGGTCAACATCCGACTTAATGATTTTATTTCAAGGCTGCAGGAGCAGTGCCCTGAAAACTTCCATCAAGACACAAACTCCCTGCGGACTCGTGTTTTCTTTGATGAGCCAACCTACACTCATACTCCTATACCTATGGCAGCATTCATTAAACCAAGGAAGGGCTGGCGCAGTGAGTAAATCAAGGCATCCCGATATTCGCAGACTACTGCACCAATACCACGATGGGCTTACCCCTATTGAGATAGCCGAAAGGCTTGAGCTGAAGCCGGACTCCGTAAGAAATGCGTTGAGAGATATGCCCGACACATACATTGATAGGTGGAAGCCTATCGCCCACGAACCACCGCATGCCGTATGGTGTGCAGTAGTACCACCCGAAGATTGTCCTAGACCTACCACGAAAGGAAATATATGAACGATGTACCAAACTTTGCCGTATGGGATGCGGAAGCCTTGATTAAGTTTTCCACAGACGCATATAGGAAGATGCAAGAGCAGCAAGACATACTGATGCAGCTACAAGGCGACTTGAAAACTGCGATGGAGAACTATCGAAAACTAATGATGGAGGCCAACAAATGACCACAGGCATAGAGATGCTAAAGGAACCAAAGAAACGTAAAGCACGGGGGCTTGGTAAGAACCCTGCGTTGTTTTGCACGAGCTTGCGTTTACCGAAGGATGTAATGGAGTACTTCAATACACACTTTGCGTACACAAAGCAAGCCAAGATCAGAGAAATTCTTACCGACTACGTTAACACACACAAACTGGAGAAATGAAGATGAAAGTTAAAGTTAATAAAGTGGCAGCGGTAGCCAACATGATGGTAGCCAATCCCGAGGCTACAGTCACAGACGTGATGAAGAAGTTTAAGGTAAGCAAGGTGTACGGGTACAACCTTATGTCACAAGCACGGGCAAAGTATCTTAACCGCCGTGAGGAGGCATTGGCAAAACCCAAACACCGGATGATGGCATCGCAAGATACAGTGACAGGCACGACACCTAAAGCAATGGCAGAACTTGCATACAGCCTAAGCAAAGGCCGTGACAGAGAGGAAGAGCCGCTGTTTGGTCGTAGAGGTGAGCATCTTGAAACAACCGAACCGCCAGCCGACAACGTGAACCACCCTGCCCATTACAAGGTAGGCGGTATCGAGACCATTGACTTCATTGAAGCCAAGCTGACAGCGGAAGAGTACCGTGGCTACCTACGGGGGAACGTGCTCAAATATATGTCCCGTGCCGACCACAAAGGCGACCGCTTGGAGAACCTCAAGAAGGCGCAGTGGTACTTGAACCGAGAGATTGGCAAGGCGTAATTTTAGGGGGGCTAACATTGTTAGCCCTCTTGACAAAGTCTAATGGTGTGGTATAGTGTAAACATAAATAGTTTGGAGGGTTAGAAAATGTCAGTGTTTGGTAAAACATCCGTAAATATATTAGGTGACGCTTTGCTGTGTCCCAAGTGTGGTGAGAACTATTTACACCATCGCAATACAACAATCTTTCAGCGTTCCGAGGACGACAAGTTAACTACTGTCATTGCTCAGTCAGGGCATGAAGTGCAAGCCACGCCATTCCCTTCAGCAGATACATGCAACCCAAGCTCACGTAGAAACGGGATACTCATTGAGTTCTTGTGCGAGTTCTGCCACTATGACTATGGCGATGATGTTAGCCCTGATGGAGAGATCGATTTGTTTCAGTTAGCCATTATTCAGCACAAGGGCAATACCTTTGTGGAGTGGTTGTAATGGCAACGACCCCCGAGTCAAAAGTTAAAGCGAAGATCAAGGCGATCTTCAAAGAACACAACGTGTACTACGCCATGCCCATCGGTACAGGGTATGGCAATTCAGGTGTACCGGACTTCCTATGCTGCGTTAACGGACACTTCCTAGCTATCGAAGCTAAGGCTGGCAAAGGCACGACCACTGCGCTCCAAGAGAAAAACCTACGGGAAATCAAGGAGGCTGGCGGTACGGCAACGGTAATCAACGAGACAACGCTTGACTACCTAGAACAACTAATCAAACTGATGAGGACATAACATGGCTGAGTTTTCAACCGGCGTTACTACGCTACTCGCACGTATGGACACAAACCCAAGCGAGTTTTTCGATGGCGCATACAAGTGGTCATTCATTAACGCAGAATGGGTTAATAAGGCACTAACAGAAGCCGAGCAGATTGCGATAGACAACAAGCTCACAGAGGTTCGTCGAGTGGCTTTCGACCAAATGGTTATGCAAACTTTGTTGGATAGCGAAGCAGAGAGAGAATCAAGGCTAGGGTTAGGGAACAAAGCGAAGATGGCACTACAGGGTAGCTCGTTGGTGACTCCCATGACTACATTTGAACAACAACTACAACAACAACAACTACAACAACGAATGCAAAATCAATACGCAAACGCAGCGCAAAGCATGTACCCGAGCGGCACCGGCACCGCTACCAGTAGATTCAGCTCTAAATGAACATCATTACCCTAGACTTTGAGACCTACTACTCGCAGGAGTTTAGTCTCACCAAGGTTACCAACGAGGAGTACGTGCGCTCTGCGGAGTTCGAGGTTATCGGTGTTTCAGTACAGGTAGATAACGGTGAGCCCGAGTGGTTCACTGGGACGATGGAAGACACGGCTGCGTTCCTAAAGACATACGATTGGGCAAACTCCCTAGCCCTAGCGCACAACGCTGCGTTCGATGCGTCAATCCTGACGTGGGTGTTTGGCATTAAGCCGAAGGGCTGGCTGGATACTTTGTCGATGGGCAGGGCACTGCACGGTACTGAGGTGGGTGGTAGCTTGGCTGCACTAGCGCAATACTATGGGGTGGGCGTAAAAGGTACCGAGGTCATCATGGCTAAGGGGCTGCATCGCAAAGACTTCCCCGCCGACCAGCTTGCGAGGTACGGTGAGTACTGCTGTAACGACACGGAAATGACGTATGCGATATTCCAAAAGATGAGCGTTGACTTCCCGCCGATTGAGTTGCGCTTGATTGACATAACCATCCGCATGTTCTCCGAGCCGTCACTGTACCTAGACACAAGGATACTGAATTCCCACCTACGGGATGTCAAGGAGAAGAAGGCGAACCTGCTTGGCAAGATGATGATCGAGAAAGATCAGTTGATGAGCAACCCACAGCTAGCCAAGATACTTGAGGACTTGGGCGTTGTTGTGCCTA